TCCTCTTCTAAAAGTTTTACATGATCAATGAGATGCTCTAAATACCATCTCGCTTTTTCTAAGTCCTGTACACCGTTCTTATTTTTCCAACGGCACATATATTTGAGCACATTTCCAGTGTCAGTAGCCTCAATGCCTTTCAAATCAAATGTAAATGCCTCAATAACATCAATTACCTCTAATCCAGTTTCACTCTGATAATGTGCTGGATGCGATACCATAACATCTTTTGACTCGTACATAATCTGCCTCCTAATCTATTGGATTTGCTCTTGGGAATTTGATAGTATATCCGTCCCTGGTATTAACAACTCTTGCATTTCTGATATTATCAGTCCAGCCGTAGTTGTTTCCTGTCCACGGACCATCAATACCAACCAAATCGAAATAGTCCGCAACACTTACAATTCTGTAACTTGCGACAATTTCGTCCATAGCAGCTAATACATTTTCTGCCTCAGTTCTAGTGTCAAAGTAAATATCATCGAAATCGCAACCACCAATAGAACTCTGTGAATTGTAATTTCTTCTGTTGCCCTGTGCTGGGTCTTCATAATATTTGCGATAAGATACTTTGCTTGCAGACGATCTTTTACCACTAGGGCTCTTAACTCCAAGAACCGCCTTAACGGCATCGAGAATAATATCCTTCACGGCAGGCACAACGATATCCTCGAAAATGTAGCTTTTTACGTTATCTACATCTTCCGGAACAAATATCCCTGCAAGTTTATTAATTCCGCTCTTTTTCTTTGTCTTAACAGAACCGGATACAATTTTCTCTACCTTCTTTTCTGGTAGTTCAGCTTTCGCTCGTTCTCTTGATTTATGTGAGTTGGACTTGTATTCTTCCATTTATCAATTCTCCTTTCAATTACGCTCTAGCACTCATTGACTTTGCAATAGAGCTATATATGTTCTGAACATTCATAAGGTTTGCATTATAAGTATCCAGAATATCATCTCAGATGGATGATAATTTATCTTTAACCAACTGTGCAGCTTCTTCTTTTACTTCATTTTTCAAATCAGAAACATCTATATTTCGAAGTTCCTTAGCAATTTTCTCTTTAGCGTCGATTTCCATAGATTTATATGCCTGCTTTACTGCGTTCTCAGCTGATTCAGAAATCTTATTAAATAATGATGTTTCAACTTCCCTTACAGCCTTATTACATGCATCATTGACTTTCCATCTAGCTGTTGTCTCAACCATCTCTTTCACGTTGTTCTGAATAGTTTCATTTATCATTTCTTTTGGAATGTCAACTTTTCCGTCAGCAATAATTGAATCTACAGATTTATTTACTGCGTCACTTACACTCTTCAACTTACTACTTGCTCCAATTGCATAGCCTATTCCAAATAATCCAACGATACCGCATATACAACCTATAATTTTTTCTGAATCCATAAAATATTCCTCCTAATTGATAATCAATAATTCCCCAGGCAAAGTAATTTTCGATGCTGGCATACGGTTATTATTTTTCTTAAACTGATACGCTAAATTACTCTTTGCTTTCTTTTCAGATGCTGCGTATGTAGACCCCTCCCAATTATTAGCAATGCACTTGCCAAATTCCATAACCGGACCATTATAAGCATACTGATTCATAACATACCTCCCATAATAAAAAATAAGAGAGAAAGCACCTTGCTATAGGTACTCTCCCTCTTTTCTGTTAGAATAAGAACTCTTTAATTTTCAGAATCATTCTCATAAACTGTTTCAGTGTTTTCATCTTCAACTGTGGTCTCATTCTCGACAACACGAAACCCTTTACGCGCTTTCATCTCTTTCAGTTTACCAACTGCTGGTGCTACTACAAACTTGTAAGCTAAACCGCCTGCAATCATAGCTACACCGATAGTTGCTACTTTACTGAATCCACCTTTGGAAGCTGTCTTTACGATTTCCTCTGTTGTGTCCATAACCTCTTCGTTGTTCATGATTTCATTTGTTTCCATAATGTTAATCTCCTTTCAGATTAAAAATTTATTATTCTTTCCATAATAGTGGCTGTAATTTTTGCGAACCTACATCAAGTTTCTATAGTCATATCTAGGTCCACATCCGTAATCTATTACAAATACAGGTTCATCGTTATCATTAAGCTGGGAACTAAAGCGAAGGTCAATATATCCTTCTCGGTCAATATTCCATCCAATATCATCGCCGATTTTAATATATGGTAAACCAACCTCGTAATAAAAATCATTAAGAGAAATATACATTTCATCTCGCATTCTTCTATTCAAGTCATTCTCAGCTTTTTTAATCTTGTCAATTTTTGACTTGAAATAGCGTCCGGATAATACATCGTAGCAAAGAGTCTCGCCATCCCCGACAAATATAATTTCATTTTCTTTTGCTGGATGTGCTTCAATTTTCTCTTTTGCAATGGCATCTCTAACAGTCTGCTCCTTCTTTTCTCCAATTGTTTCAACAACTTTGTTCTGATATTCCTTGAGTGATGTTTCAGCTATAGAATATGCCGTAGCCAGTGCTGCGTTTCTTCTGGCATTTACTGAGCTTGCTCCAATCAGACAAGCAATAGATAAACCGCCTATTATAGCTACTGGAATATAACATTTCCAGCAAATCTTAATAACGTAAATATTTGATATCTTTTCTGGAGCGAATTGCTCTGGAATACCATTTTCCCTATCTATTTTTCGATAATATTCTTCTTTTTTTAACAAATCCAATGCTTTAGGTGTTGCTCTTACAGCCATCACAGTCGTTGTTACCATGCCGGCAATACCTATTCCAGTTAATATTTCCGGGCTATGCTTTATGGTTGATTTTTTCACCGCATTATATGCCGCTTTAATATTTGGTTTATGCATTTTATTACTTCCTTTCCTATAGATTACCCCCGCCCACAAGGGGCGGAGATTTTTACTTAACCAACCAGATTTCCGGACGAACCCCACAAGAGTCCGAAGCGACGTAGAAGTTCGTAAGGCCGTTGAGGTTCACAACAGCGAAACCAGCCGAAGAAAATTCTTTCTTGGTAGCATTACGAAGCCACCCGAATTCACACTCATTATCATAATAAGCAACTCGATTGCGTCTCTGCTTCATAAGCGGAAGCTGCTTATCATTATCAGCTTCAAAGTGGTTTCTATCCCACTCATCATCCCAGCCAAACATCTCACCTACTGTAGGAATAGTAACGTCTGTAAGTCTTACTCTAATCGAATAAGGTAATGCCTTGACGAACTCTGTATATAACCATTTATTCAAATTAGACGCTTCAAACCCGCCATTATTTGTACTTGACTCATTCATAGGTCTCTTAACTACATAATCATCGAAAATGAGCATGACCTTATCGTCCGTAACCTTGTGCACTGTTGCTGTAAATTCTCCCAATCCATCCAACTTAATTATTGTCTTATCTCCTACCTCAGCATCTTTTAAATCGGACTTTGCTGGTGCTCCGAATAATGCATTAACAAATTCTTTAATTGCAAGTTCATCATTAATGCAATACGCTCTCATAACTTCTTTTGACTCTTTATCAGCTGTCATTTCAATATACTTTCTGTACATTCTCTCTACTGTAGGTGTGTCAATCCCTCTTGTTGATAATCCAATAATTTCTTCTCCTAATGTCATTTCTCTTTTACACATAATGTTAATCTCCTTTCAAAATATTGCTTTACGCGATTAATAAATCAATGATCCATCGTGTCATATCTTTAGCACACGAAAATAAAAAACTGTTGTTGATGTTTTTGCAGGCGTACTCATCCATTAACTCTTCAAAATTTTCAAGAGTTATCAATGGCGGAATATCCCTGTTGTTATTCAATCGTGTCAACAACTCTTTTGCCGCCCATATAGAGTAGCTATTGCTGACAAAACTATCGCTATACCACCAATCAACTATATTTTTTCTTGATTGCTTTAGACAATATTCAGTAATTTCAATAGCTGTATCTATTGATGACATACTTAACCTCCATAAAACAAAAGAGTCCTTGTTTTAGGACTCCTTCGCATTTGCGTCTCTTTTAGCAAGAGCTTCATTAACTTTCTTATCAATCTGCTCATTCATCTTCTGCTCATCAGCCCAATCGTTAATAAGATTCGCTCCTAATCCGATTACTGTTGCAGCAAGACCAATGATTCTAATAATTTTACTATTCATAGCCCGTTGCCTCCTTTCCATAATAGTGGCTGTAAATTTTGCGAATAGACTATTCCATTGTGAAGTCTTCTTCATCGCACCAATTAGTGTCTGGTGTCCAAACCATTTCAATGACATATACTTCAAGCCCATCATCGAGAACCGTTTTTCTATGATTAAAATCAATCCAATACAGACCATCGTCACAGTTCCATCCAACATAATCTCCGCCATCAATAGCAGATAATCCGAGCATCTCATAAAAATCATTTACTGGAAGATGACCAGATATTACAAAATTTCTGTTAAGATGATACTCAGCCTGTAATACCCTACTTACAGAACTTTCAAAATATCTTCTTGAATATTCGTCATAAAACAGACGATTTTCGTCCGGATTATGCTCATCAAAGTCCAATGAATTCCATCCACATATATCCTGTCCGCTAAGATATACATCATTACAATGCTCTTTAGCTATAGAGTCGATTATTTTCTGATGTGCTTCCTCTCCATACAATTCCTTGAGTTTTTCTTTATACTCATTGTAAGATTTGTTAATCAGAGCATATGCACTTGATAAAGATGCCTGTTGGCGTCTATTCAATACATTCGCACCAACAATGCAAATAATTGTAGAAACACCAATTACTGTTGATGGAATATAATAGACCCACGCAGATTTAATAGCTTCTGTCTTGCTATATCTGCATGGGTCTCCATTATGATTAATCAGACTGTCTTTTCTAATCTTTTCAATTGCTTTAGGCGTTGCCATAACAGCAGATACAGTAGTTGCAACAACACCCGCAACTCCAAGACAGGTTAAAACTGTTGGCGAGCCTCTTTTCAGTCGTACAACTGATATGTTAATGAGTTGATTGATTTTTGGTTTCATAGTGATTGTCTCCTTTCTTTATTCCATAGCTCGTAAAATATCCAGCACATTATCTGCCAGATTTATTGCTATTGAAAACATTAATTGTGTGTCTTGTCTCATATGATAATATTTACTCATCATAGATTTAAAACATCTTATAATTTCTTCAATTTCTGCTATTGACGCATTGTCTTTTGGATATAATTCGGATGATATATATTTCAGTAATTCATCTACAGACCATATGGAATAACTTGATTGCATAAATTCCTTACGGTGTCCAAATATCATAGGAAATGATACATCCATCTGATATGTGTCACTTAATATCAGTTCAAGCTGCTCAATAGACATATGAACTTCTCCTTTCCAGAAAAAAAATAAAAGAGAAGACAGTGTAGGATTCGGACCTACGACCTTCACGGTAATTGTGCTGCTCCACCACTGAGCCAACTATCTTTCTCTCATAATATGCTTTGTAAATTTTGCGGAGTAAAAGAAAAAGAGCCGCCATAAGCGACCCTAATCGTCAGTTCAAACCAATACTTTTCAGTATGTTTATAAGCTCGTCCTTTCCGATTTCCGCATCTACATCGACATGAAGATGTGTCTTTCCGTCTGCAATAGTTGTAGTGACTTCATTTAACTGAATATCAATATCATATCCTGTCTTTTTTCGTATCACCATTTTTAATGCTTTTGAAATAATTCCTCTTGTAAATTTAGATACTATTTTCATTTCGTCCATGCTCCTTTTACTCCTTTCAAAGCTTTAGTTTCTCATAAAAGGAACTGTAAAATTCGCTAAATATTACGCCTGTCAAAGCATGTTTCCCATCTTTGTCTCTGTATCGGTTTCATTTTCAACGCCCACATAATTTGTCTAATACTTACTGTTGGATACAATCCATCTGTACACTCTCCTGCTCGTTCATCAAAAAATTTTTTGAACTTAGGATGTAAATATAAAGAATCTGTCAACCAAGAATCAACCTCTGTCCAGTATGTAGTCTTTGTATCCGGATTGAATCTTTGCTGAATAACTGCCAAACCTTTATCACCAATTGTAAATAATGTACATCTGTCATACACCGGATGATTGCATATATATAATTTTCCATACATAGAAAGATAAATATCCGGTTTTTTATAATGGTATCTCATCTCTATTCTCCGTAAAAAGAAAAGAGCCTTAGATTTCTCTAAGACCCTCTCCTCTAGCTTATTGCGTTTTTAATTTTCTACTTCGGACTCATCCGCGGCAATACCCAGAACTTCCTCTCTGGTCGGATATAAATTCTCGTACTTTTCATCTCCTTCACAGCCATATTCCTCTAAATCAATGCTGTGACCACAATGAGTACACACTAATGTGTCTTCCCATTCGTCTTCAAATTCCATTAATCCTCCGCACTCAGAGCAGATATATTCTCCGTCTGTCATTGCCTTTCTCTGTTTTTCATTAAAAATACTCATGCTAGATATCTCCTTTCAAAATTGACCTGCTTGTATACTCGTATGTCTAGTATACAAACTGGTGTTAATCTGTTCAAGAGATAAAGCTTTATTCTCTCATAAAGAGCAATGTATTTTTCACGTAAAAAAGAAAAGGAGATGCGTATAGAATTCACATCTCCTAAAAGTACCATTACCATTCAGCAGTAATTATTCTGCATTCCTTGCAATAATAAACTGACAGCTTGATATCAGCCTTTACGTCCTTATCCATATGATACTCAAATGTTGCCGTACGATTGTTTTCATTCGTTACTAACATACTTTGAACCGCTGGATTCTCTCCATCATCAAAGTTGTCCATAACAGTAACCAATCGCTTATGCAAATATTCATTCTCATTGAATATGACAGTAAAATGCCATAAGCTTTCATCATCACCACAAGGAATACTTAATGTAGTCTGATTTGTAGTAATTGGTACCTCCACATAGATTTTGTTCATCTAATTTTGCCTCCTTTTCCGTTTTCTCATAAGAGGAAATGTTGTAGTTGCGTATTAAAAAGTAAGAGGACATGCATTATTCACGTCCCCTTGTCAGAAAATCATTATTTCTTTGTTGGTCTAAAACGATTGATCAAACCTGTAAATGTCTTTGAGGTATATGTTCCAGTTTCCTCAAACTTAAATCCTTTCCTCATCCAAATTCCATAGAATATCAATGGCACCATTAATTCTGCCGCTGCTACACCTACTCTGAAATATCGTTCCTTAACCTGTTCTTCAAGTTGCCTCTGTTTCAGTTCATCGTCTTTAGTGTTGGCTTCTCCTTCCATCACACGACGATCATACTTCTCATCTGCATCCCATTCGCTCTTGTTCTCCTCGATTCTCAGCTTATACAACTTTGTCAAATCATCAATAGCACTCGATTTTTCGTTAGAACCTACTTCAAGTTCAGATAAGTTCTGAATCTCCATTGCAATTTCCTCATTCAATAAATCTTTAATATTTGGTTCGCTCATTTTGTGAAACCTCCTTTTAATAATTTCTTTCATAATAGAAAGTGTTATTTGTGCGAAATGTAATTTTTAATTTTCACACGTAAACGTACGGACTGCTTCTTATAGATATCATTCATACCGCCTGGATCTAATTCAAGAAATAAATAAGGCTCGCTACCTGGGTCAGATTGGTCAACCCTAAGCGAACCTATTGGCTTATCCTTAAATATAAATCTTGATGCAAGCAATCCTATAAGAATACCTACCAGTAACCAAATTAATGGCATATGCTCCTCCTTTCTGAAAACATTTTCCGGAATTTTCCCACCGGGCAATTTTTCAAATATCAATATAGTATGATTTCCAGTAACCTACGTACTGGAGTTAACCTAGAATAAAAAGAAAGAGCCCTTGTTAGGACTCTCTCATTTCGTTATCATTCAAATTCATCTGTAATAACTCGCACATCTTCTTCTGATATAGATAGTATCTTAGCTATGTGCTCAGGTTTCTCACCATTGTCATATAAGTCTATGATCCTATCTACAAATAATCGTTTGATATAGCTCATCCTCGTTACCTCCTTTACGAATTTATTCCTTCATAAAGGACTATGTATTTGTTGCGAACTATCCTCGTTCTTTATCCAACAACCAGAAAAATCGTCTGTACAAGTCATAGTAAATATCTTTGCAACACGGAATATTTAATCTAGCTTTCAAAATA